GGCCATTGAGTCTCTCTGCGTTTTCAAACTGATTGTCGTTGTTCATAATAATTGGTTGGGTTTCTTTACCGAAAATGTTTTCTTTACCGTATTCTGTAGTAACAGTCATGGTGATGTTTGATTAAAAGGACATAATGGCGATGATGAAAGTTCAGGTCGCCACGATGCACTAATAGTTTTAAAATTCTAGGTTATCAGACCGTTGTAACTTTTCAATTACATCCTGACGGTAAGCAGGGTCTTGATCATATCTTCTATCACCCATAGCAGCTACTAATTCTGCTTGACTTCTAAAGACATCATTGTTTGTTTTAGGTGCTTTACCTGTGTACATTTTACCTTCGTATCCGTTTGATTTTTCATACTCTGAGCGTAAGCCAGAGACAGCTAGCTTGATAGCATCTACGCTACCTGAATCTATTATACTTTGGAAAGCATCTATAGACTGTTGACCTAAGCTTTCGCTAGCCCACTGTACCATCTCTTGATAAGCTTTCTCACCACCAGCAGTATTTTTTATATCATTTACTGCAGCATCGCTGATGTCGTTTGAATCTACTTGCTGTGTTTCAGGTAAACTATTTTGTACCTCCATGTATGCTTGGACTAATTCCTTGCTACTCATACTAGAGAACTTTTCTATAGTTTCAGGTGTTAGCTCTCCTTTATCAGCGAACTCTTCAGAAGCTGATGTAATTAACTCAGCTGCCGGAGATACTTCTGGAGCTTCCTCCTCTTCTTCTGTTTTTTCTGATGACTCCACTTCTGTGTCACCTTCGGTGTTCCCAGTTTCTCCGCTATCTTTATTGCTTTCTCCTCCAAGTTTTTTTTGGAGTTCAACATAGGCTTTCTCTAATTCTGCAGCGTCTTTATATTTACCTGCTAACAATCCTTCTTGTTGAGCTATTAACTCTTCACCAACTGCAAGAGATTCTTGTTCAGCTGGTGTTAAGTTATTACCTTCTCCGTCTGTTACTGTATCAGTACCAGCATCATATGTTAATGTTTCTGCCATTTATTCTTGAGGTGGTTGAATTGCTTGTGTTAATCCTTCTATTCTATCTTTAGCTTCAGGATCTTTTGATGAATCCATCATTGGTGTGCTTGCAAACTGACCAGCTTGTTTCACTAGTTCTTGTTGTGTCTGCATCTGTTGTTGTTGCTGCATCTCTTGCTGTAACTGCTCTTCAGTCTTAACAAGATTTAATACATCAATACCTTGTGAAGCTGCTAATCGTTTGATTGCTTCACCTGGATTTACATACTTAAGTATAGCTTCTGGACCTAATGTCTGAGCTACTGTACCCATGAACTGTGTTAATGCTTGAGCATCTTGACCACGACCTAACTGATTAACACCAGCTACGATCCTTGGTCTTACATATTCTTTAGGTAACTTAGGTATTTCATTTGACCGCTGGAGTACTAGCAACGTTCGGTCTAGATATGGTATGAGAAACTCTACAGTTAACAGCGAGAAGAGTCCACCGAGGCTTTGCTCTAACTCTAGCTGAGTCATTTTGACTTCCTCTGCTGTAGTACGTTCTGAATCTCTTACATTTAATATTAAGAATCCTTCTGAGATTCTTTTTTCTAAACCTATCATCATTTGTGAAGCTGTTTGGAAGTCAGCAGTTTTACCTACTTGAATTACTCCTACATCTTCTGGCCTACCCTGAATGATAGCACCGTTACCTGCTTTAGATAATGTTTGTGGTTTAGTTGTAGCACTAGGAGATACCAAGAAAACTACTTTAGCAGCTACTGCTGATCCTTCAACGAGAGCTTGTGACAGTCCGTTAAGTGATCTTAAATCTCCTATGAATTCTTCTACTCTACCACGACCATAATCTTCTCCGTCAACTGTATTAAATCGAAGAACTAACCAAGGACTAGCATTCTTTGGTGCGGAGCTACGACTATCAGGGATGATCATATCATCTACTTCCTGATGCCAAACCCAACGACCACTACTAGGATCTTGCTTAACGCATGTGTATACTTCTGCGTCGTCTTCATCTGAACCTGCATCCGATTTATTATTAGGATCATTAGGGTACGAGGGCTTAGGTTCTATACCTAGTACCTTTCTACTTATTATTTCTTTAGTTACTATTTCTAGTATGTTACCGTTACCATCTCTATTGACAACATATCTTTGTAATGGAAAATGTTTGAGTCCATTCTTACCCATAAAGATAAGAGCATTACCTGATACGATCAGATGTTTTAATGCTTGATGTACTACTACTCTATCATTTTGAGCAGCAATGTAATCTAAGATCATCCTTTCTATTTTAGCAAAGGATAAGTCTAGTTCACTCCTCATTTGTGGATCTAATTCATCTCCAATCTTGTCATCTCTAACTTGTAGTTTAAAGAAGCTGGTCTGTGGAGGGAGCAAAGCCAACATTAATTTGGCTGCTAAGGTAACTACCGCTTTGGCGCCGACTGACTGCCATGGTTGTAGTAAACTCTGCTTCCCACCCTTTTGTTTTAGATCTTGTTGTACGAGATAAGGTAAGGTAAGTTCTGAACACTCAACTGCTGTATCTAGAAACTGTGTTCTACCTTTTGTTAGTTGGGTGTATCTTTCACTTGCCTTATACATTTAGTCCTCCAGTTTTTGCACCAGCTGTATTGCCAGCATTTAATGGTATCTTTAATCCAGATGCACCTTCTTTTTTAGCTGCTGCTGGTCCAGCTTTTTTCTTACTAGAACCATAAGATACATCAGCTGTTTTATCTGGATCAGTCATTTCTTTTGCAACTGGTAGATCTGTATCTGTCTCTACTCTAGGCTTGATAGCAGGGGGCGGCTTCATAGCTGTTGGTTTAGGTGTCTTAAATAAACACATTATATTTAATCAAGTAATTGTTTAACATAATCTACTACACTAGCTTGTCCAGCTTTATACATAATAGAATTGATTTGTTCTTTTGGATGGATGGTTTGAGGTGGAAATTTATTTTCTAAATCTTCAATTAATTTCTCTAGCTTTTCCGAGTGAAGGTTAAGCGTACTGGGGTAGGTTTGTGTTTGCATGTTCAAAAAAGGCAGGCATTCTAGCTGCTCTGGTGTCAGAAAGTTGTGGTGCTTTACCCTCATACATTAATCTGTCTGAGGAATCTAGCCAAAAATTTTTGTCCAAATATTTATCGGTAGTATTTATACCTAGAGGTTGGAAGATCCAATTAATTGTGGCCTTCCTAAGTTTGTCCAGAGAATTACTAGGACGTAGACCCATAGCAGAACATACGAGGCTATTACAGGCCACGTGAATCTGTTCGTCTCGGGATATATCAGCTGATACTGTTCGGATACCCGAATCACCACAAAACCTAAAGAAAGGAAGAATAACAAAGAAAATAGCACGTTCAGCTACCAAGGCTTTTAGTATAGTG